GTTTACGGCGCTTTCAAGCGCGGCCGTTACGCGCGCCTTGGCGTCGACTTTGATCCTGCGATCATTCCCGCGCTTTTCGCCGGACTGGCGTTTCGGATCGGAACCTACGGCGATCCAACGGCCGCCCCTTTCCAAATCTGGCGTCGCGCTACGGTCAACGCGGCCGCGATCAATGGCTACAGTCATCAATGGCGCAATCCTAAATTTGCCGCGTTTAAGCTCTTGTGCATGGCGTCGGCCGATAGCGCGGCCGATCACGCGGCCGCCCATGCTATGGGCTGGCGTACATTTCGCGTCAAGACGGCCGACGCGCCGCGCTTAGCTGGCGAAGTGTCATGCCCTGCGTCAAAAGAGGCTGGCGCGCGTACCAACTGCGCCTCTTGCCGCGCTTGCGGCGGGACTAGCGCCAAGGCGCGCGCGTCGATGGTCATTAACGCCCACGGCACAATCGACAAAGTGCGCCGTTTCATCAACGCCTGATTTGCGAACATGGCGCTTGTCAACGCAAGCGCCATGATGTAAAACAATCTCCTGCAATAGAAGGAAACGGAACCATGAACAACCCAGGCTTTTACGTTTATCAAGGTTCATCCGGTGACTGGTATATTGATTGTCTCACAAGCGCGCGCGAACGGATCGGGCGCGACCTGATCCGCAAAACCGATGGCGTATGGTCAACCAAACAGGCCGCGTTCGACGCGCTCGACGTGGCGCTTGGCGTCATGACGCCAGGTGAAGCCGCTTACCGTGAAGACGTCCGCCGCCGCCCGGCTTACGACAATGGCGCGCCCCGCCCGGCGTGGGCGACGCTCGAAACCTACGCAAAACAATCATGGGAACGCCAGCCCACGCCCCGCGAATGGAACGCCCCGGCGTTAACCTGACCTTAACCGGCGCGCGCTACAGTTAGCGCGCGTCAACCCGACGCCTTGGGGGCCACACCATGCGCGTAACACCTATCACGCCTACCACACCACCCGCCCGCAATCCTGTCAGGCGTCACCCGACGCCGCAACCGCAAAGGAACCCAAACGATGTTAGCAGTGATCGAGTTCATCCTAACCCTGACTTGCATGGCGACCGTGGGCGCGCTTATCGCCCTGGCCTTTATATAGACATTGAGGTGTGACCATGGCTAAGCGCAAGAAATCCATCGCCGACCCGCACGGTGACCAGAAGCCCTATCCCCATCTTGCCGGGTTGGACCGTTACAGGCGCAACCCCGACGCCGACCGGCGCGCCTACGGCCAGGCCGTCATGGCCGCCGTGCGCGCCCTGCAAGCGCGCGAGCTCGCCCGCGAGCTACCATCGCACCGGTGCCCCTGCGCGTCCGGCGTATGGGCGAGCGACGGGCAAGAGATCCTGCGCGCCGTGCGCGCCCAGAACCGGAGGGGCTAATGCGCGTCCTGATTGCTTGCGAATATTCCGGCGTAGTTCGCCGGGCGTTCGCCGCGCGCGGGCACGACGCCTGGTCATGCGACCTGCTACCGTCTGAAGATCACGCGAACCAGCACATCATAGGTGACGCGCGCGACCTGCTAGGCGATGGTTGGGATTTGCTCATGGTCGCGCACCCGCCATGCACTAGGCTTTGCAACAGTGGCGTGCGTTGGCTATCGCGTCCACCCAAGGGCAAGACGCTGGCGCAAATGTGGGTGGATCTAGACGAAGCGGCGGACCTATTCTCCGCATTCTGGAACGCCCCGATTGATCGTGTGGCCGTTGAGAACCCGATCATGCACCGCCATGCCCGCGAACGCATTCGAAACTTTGCGCCCGCATCGCAACAGCTTCAACCTTGGCAATTCGGGCATGGCGAAACCAAAGCAACCTGCTTGTGGCTCAAAAATCTTGCGCCCTTGCACCCGACTAATATTGTGGACGGGCGCACCCAACGCGTCCACCGCATGTCGCCCGGCCCGAACCGCTGGCGCGAACGCAGCAGAACGTTCCAAGGCATCGCCGACGCGATGGCCGAACAATGGGGGAAACTATGATAACAACCGAAATCCATGATGACCGTACCCGGACGGTGTCCTACTACGGGCGCGTCTTGGGCGTGTACGCGCCAGTCACCTATTGCCGTTCAAAAGCACGGGCCTGGAGATGCGTGAGTGTCCTGGGCGCGCTGGGCTACGCCCGCAACGAGCGCGACGCGCGCGCATGGCTCATGGAGATGGTTCCGTGAGCTACTTCGAACAACTGACCGACCACTACAAGGCCGTGCGCGCCAGGCTCAACGCTGGACCGCCACCGCCTTGGGTGCAACCGCAGGCACCCGCACCGGTCCTGCTAACATTCGAACCCGAACCGGAACCGGAGCCCGAACCGGCGCTGCCCGCGCTGCCACCCGATCCGCTGCCGGGCGCTATGTGTTCGTTCAGCACTAAATGGGCAATCCTGCCCGTGCTGGACCGCCACGGCCTGACCTGGCCGCAGCTAATCGCGCGCAACAACTGCATGGCCTACGTCAACGCCCGCGCTGAGATTTACGTTCTACTGCGCGAGCGCAAGTGGTCCTACCTACAGATTGCCAAGCTAGTATCGCGTGACCACACGACCGTCATTAATTCAGTCCAACGCTATCACGCCCGAAAGGAAACCAAATGAACACGCAAGACATTCTATCCAACCGCGAGCAGACCCACGGCGCGTTCCGCGAAGTCGCTGGCTACTCGCAAGCCATCAAGACCTTGATGCGCTCGTCGCGCAACTGGTCACGGTTGGACGTGGCGCAGGCGCAGGCGCTGGAGGTTGTCGCCGACAAGGTGGCGCGCATCCTGTGCGGCGACCCGTCATTCTTGGACCATTGGCAGGACGGCGCGGGCTACTTCGAACTGGTGGTCCGCGACCTGACCGACGCCCGCAAGCTGCCCCGCGCGACCATGCCTGACCGGCCAGACGACGAGCCGCTGGACGTGCCCGCGTTCCTAACGGAGGGCAAGCCATGATGCTGCAACTGAACCCGACCATGCCCCTCACCACGCCATTGGGGCGGGCGCTGGCGCACTTCCTGATCGACAATGGCGACGAGCACCATCTGCTATGGGTGTGCATCCAAGACGACACGGGCGAGATCTGGGTCTGGCCTAACACGCAGGTGCGCGGGCGCAACAACCCGACGATGGGGAGGAAGATAAATGAGCGATGATCTTGTGAAGCGGCTGCGCGATCAAACCATTTTAGAGCGATTTGAAAATGGGTATGTCAGCCAAATTCGAAATCCAGACGGACCAGAAGCCGCCAGCCGCATCGAGAAGCTGGAGGCGGCGCTGCGGGATATAATAGAACAGGGTGACGATGATTTCCCGTCGCCAAAAGATATGATTTGGACAGCCCGCAAAGCACTGGAGGGGAAAGATGGTTGACCTTCAAGAGAAGTCCATCGAGCTATGGCGCGAAGAAGCTTGGGAGTTGCATGGCAAGTTGCGCGCTGCGGAAACCCGCATCAAGAAGCTGGAGGCGGCGCTGCGGGAGATTGCCGATTGCTGTACGTTGCCAGCGCAGAATGATTTTGAAATGCGGCAGATCGCCCGCAAAGCACTGGAGGAAGAAAGATGAGTGACCTTGTAAGGAGGCTGCGTGGTTATCCCGGCAAGCGTGGCATGGAAAAGCCCTTTCATGTGACGATGGATGAAGCCGCCGACCGCATCGAAAAGCTGGAGGCGGCGCTGCGAAAGATAGCTGAATCCGCATGGGATTGCACCGGAGATACATGCGACCATTGTAAGCCTGATAACTGTTCAAATCGCGACATTGCCCGCAAAGCACTGGACGCAGAATAATTCTTTACACCATCGCGCTGCCGTGCGATGGTCCACCGTCAACCAGGGGAGCCTATCATGTCATTTCAGATCGGTATCAGCGAACACGATGCAGTCGCGTATGTCAAAATCCAGATCGCTGGCAAGGCGATCCATGAGGCGGCGCTGTTGGCCTACTACTGCGAGGGCCGCAAGCAGGCCATGTTCCATGAAGAGATGGAGCGCGAGATTGGCGCGCTGCTCAACGTCTTACAGATCGACGAGCGCGCCACCGCCAACGCGATTGACGAGGCAACCGAACGTTACCAGTATCAGATCGAGAACCTTCGCGCTGCGCTGCGCGTGATCGAGGACACGCCGCCTCGTGAGATCGAGAGCGCGTGGTCCGTCGCCACCCGTGCGCTGCGCGACGATGATGAGTTTGCGGCAAGGCCGTAAAAATAATCTGGCGATGCGCCGGATCGCTGGGGCGTCCGCCCCGGCGTAGATTGCGAGGTGTCTAGTAGCCTAGTTCTAGTGTTTGTCCTAAACGCAACTTGCCCCCGGTCGCTCACGCGCCGGGGGTCTTTCGTTAGGCTCGCCGACCAGGCATATTAACGACATTGCCGCTTGCGCCAGGCTCCAGCATGTTTCGCAGCGTAGTCTTGCGCTCCTTGGCGAACTCCGGCGCGACGAACACATGGCGGCGGCTGGGATGCTCCACAGACGCCACACGCCCCCGGTCGATCCATCCGGCCTCCTTGAGGGCGTGGAGCAGCGCAGAGGGCGGGATCTTGACGCCTGCGGGGCCGACCGCCATCAAGCGGTCACAGATGCCGTAGAACGGCGTGGCGACGACGCCAAGCCTGAACTCGTCCGTTCTGGCGCGTATCTGCGTGAGGATGAAACTCTCGGCCATGCTCATGCCGTTCTCGATCAGGTTCTCCTTGAACTCGGTCCACATGGGCGGCGCAGACGGATTGAACTTGGACACGTCGCGATCCGCCAGCCACCGGGCGATAGTCTCGAACCCGCCGGAGCGATACCAGCGCCACATGTCTTGCGCCGCGCTTGGGTCCATGCGCCCGGCGGACGACCAGATGCAGAACCAACGGCGATCGCCAGACGAGATCGAGATCGGCACGGGATCGTTGGTGAACGCCAGCACCATCATGCGGTTTACCATGTCGTAGGGATGCAGACCCTTGCGGTTGATCGGCAGCGTCTCAGGCGGGGCGGCGATGATCGGCTTGAGTTTGTTGGCAAGCGCGCGACGCTGCGACGCCTCCGGCTCCTTCAACTCGTTCAGGATCAGGATCTCGCTTTCCAGCGCGTAACCCCACTGCGAGTTGAGCCCGTCGTTGTCCACCAGACCCCGGTTCTTGAGACCCGCGCCGCAGACGCTCCAGATGAACGGAGCCCACATGGTGTCCTTGCCAGACCCCTCGTCGCCGCCGTGCAGGACCGCGTGGTTGATCTTGACGCGGGGGTTCTGGAG